GTGAGCCCGGCCGTGGCCACCAAGACCACCGCGCCGGCCACGGCCCTGACGTGGCGCAACCGGATCACCGGCTCCGGGCAGGAGGCGCCCGACCAGCTCCTCGCCAACCCGGCGAACTGGCGGATCCACCCCAAGGCACAGCAGGACGCCCTCGCCGGCGCGCTCGATGCGGTCGGCTGGGTCCAGCAGGTCCTCGTCAACCGCCGGTCGGGCTTCGTCGTCGACGGCCACGCTCGGATCGCGCTGGCGCTCACCCGCGGGGAGCCGACCGTGCCGGTCCTCTACGTCGACCTCGACCCCGCGGAGGAGGCGCTCGTCCTCGCGACCCTCGACCCGATCGGGGCGATGGCCGGGCGGGACGAGGAGAAGCTCAAGGCGCTCCTGGCGGACGTCACCGTCGACGACGCCGGCCTGCTCGCGCTGCTCGGCGACCTCCGGGGCAGCGAGCCGAAGGCGGGACTGACCGACCCCGACGAGGTGCCCGAGCCGCCCGACGAGCCCTACGTCAAGCCGGGCGAGCTCTACCGCCTCGGCGACCACCGGATCCTGTGCGGCGACGCGACGAACCCGGACGACGTCGCGCGCCTCCTCGACGGCGCGGCCCCGACCCTGCTCGCGACCGACCCGCCCTACGGCGTCCAGCTCGACCAGACCTGGCGCGACGGCGTCTACAACGGACCCCGCAAGCGGGTGAAGGGCTGGGGCGTCGTCGCTGGCGCCGAGAAGCCGTACATGATGCGCGAGGTCCCGGACGCCGAGGAGGCGCAGCCGGTCAAGCACGGGCATCACACCGCGGGCCATCGCAACACCTCGATCAGCATGGACACCCGTGCCGACTGGTCCGAGGCGTACGCCCTCGTGCCGTCGCTCCAGGTCGGCTACGTCTGGTACGCGAGCATCCACACCCTCGAGGTGCTCCAGGGACTCCTCGGGATCGGCTTCGAGCTCGCCGGCCAGGTCATCTGGGACAAGGGCCTCTTCTCTGTCGGCCGCTCCTGGTACCACTGGGCGCACGAGCCGTGCGTCGTTGTCCGCCGGCCCGGCGTGCCGCACCTGTTCATCGGCGAGCGCGACCAGGGAACGATCTGGCGGGCGCCGTCTCCCAAGCGGATCGGCGGTGGGTCCAAGGAGCAGAAGGAGGACCACCCGACCCAGAAGCCGGTCCTCCTCTCCGAGATCCCGATCCGCAACCACCTGCGGCCGGGTGAGGCGGTCTACGAGCCGTTCAGCGGCTCGGGCACGACCCTGATGGCGGCCGAGACGCTTGGCCGGCGCTGCTACGCGATGGAGATCGACCCCAAGTACGTCCAGGTCGCGGTCGAGCGCTGGCAGAACTTCACCGGCCGGCAGGCGGAGCGGGTCGATGGGTAGGCGCGGCCCGGCCCCGACCCCGACGAAGGTGAAGCAGCTCCGCGGCGAGACGCGCCCGAGCCGTCTCAACCTGCGCGAGCCGATGCCCTCGCCGGACGTGCCTCGGATGCCGGCCGACATGGACGACGCCGCCAAGGCCGCCTGGCGGCGGGTCCTGCGCGACATGCGCCACACCGGGGTCATCCGGGCCGCCGATCGGGACATCCTGCGGGCGTACTGCGAGGGCGTCGCGGGCTACGAATACGCAGTTCGGCTGCTGGCGCAGTCGGGCCCCCTGGTCCGTGGACAGAAGGGCGAGCTGGTCAAGAACCCGCTCCACCAGATCGTCCGCGACAACCGCGATGCCATCCGCCAGTTCGCCCGCGAACTCGGTCTGTCGCCCTCGGCTCGGGCGGGCCTGCGGATCGAGCGCGAGCATGCGCTGGACTCGCTCACGGCCGACATCGGCCTCCCGCCGAGGCTTCGGGTGGTCGGCGATGTGGACTGAGCCGTGGTCCCCGATGCCCTCAGCGGTGGCCCCCACTTCGCCGCGTACTGCGAGCGCTACATCCGCCACACCAAGGGCCGCTGGGCCGGCCGGCCGCTCATCTACGAGGACTGGCAGCGCGAGTTCTGGTGGGAGGCCCTGGAGTTCGACCCGGCCACCGGGCTCCGCATCTACAACGAAGTCGGGCTCGGCATCCCGCGCAAGAACACGAAGTCCACGATGGCCAGCGCCGCCGGTCTGTACATGCTCGACGCCGACGGCGAGCCCGAGCCTGAGGTCTACGTCGCCGCGGCTGCCCGAAACCAGGCCGGCATTGTGCTGGGCCAGGCCCGGAGCATGGTCCAGCGCAGCCCGCTCCTGCTCGACCGCCTCGTCCCCCACCGGTACGCGATCGAGTGCCCCCGCAACGGCGGGGTCATGCGATCCCTGTCCTCCGATGCCGCCCTCCAGCACGGCCTCAACCCCTCGGCCAACATCGTCGACGAGCTGCACGCCCACAAGTCGGCTGAGCTGTACACCGCGCTCACGACCGGCACCGGCAAGATCACGAACCTCTCGGCCCGCCCGAAGGCGCGGGCGGCGGCTCAGGAGGCTGCCCCGGCCCCGGTTGCGGGCCGGGCTCAACCGATGGCACCGGTCACCGCGGACGAGCTCCCCTTCTAGCCGCCATGACCATCCCGCGGAAGCCCACCGGCCACGTGCTCCCGATCCGGGTGCCCGCGGCCGGGGGCCTCCGCCCAGCCCATTCCCCGGCCCGACCGTGATGACCGCGATGCCCCTGCCCCGCCCGTCCGTCGATGAGCGCATCCGCGCCGCCCTCTGGTTCGCGGAGCACGGCTTCGGCGTGTTCAGCGTCTGGAGCACCGACCCCGACGGGGCGTGCCGATGCCCGAAGGGCCGCGCCTGCGAGAACGCCGGCAAGCACCCGGTCCCCGGGATCGGCTTCAAGGCCGCGACGACGGACCCGGCGCACATCAGGACGATGCTCTCGATCCCGTCGGAGCCCAACTACGGGATGCTCCCACCCGAGGGCGTGTTCGCCCTCGACGTCGACGGCGAGGGCGTCGCCGCGCTCGCGCGGCTCGAGGCGACCCACGGCCCGCTCCCGCCCACGCTGCGCACGGTCACCGCGCACGGCCAGCACATCTTCCTGCGCTGGCCGGACGGGCTCCCCCGGCCGATCGGCCAGCTCTTCGGCTACGTCACGCGGTGGGGATCCGGGCGCGACGCCGGCTACGTGATCGGTCCCCGGAGCGTCCACGCGAGCGGCGCGGTGTACGCACCCGTCGCCGGGACGTTCACGATCGCCGAGCTCCCGGAGGCGTGGGCGCGCGCTGCCGTGGCGGCGCCCGCGGCGACCGACCCGGAGGCGATCACGATCACCGGCGGGTACGCCCTGCCGGAGCGGTTCCCCGCCGGGGCGGCGCGCTATCCCGAGATCGTGAGGTACACCGCGCACCTGTACGACACGTCGCGCCTGACGGTTGCCGAGATGTGGCCGCTCGTCCGGGACGTGCTCGCGACGCGCTTCGCCGATCCGCTCACCCCTGAGCAGCTCCGAGATCGGTTCGACCGGGCGGTCGCCAAGATGGAGGAGCGGCTCGGCGAGCGCCGGCACGTGCCGCCGGCGCCGGTCAACCCGGCGACCTTCCCGCAGCCCGAGAACCGCGGCCAGGCGACGCTGTCCGATCTCGGCGAGGTCGAGTACGTCGAGGACCTCATCCGTCCCGGGCGCATCGTCGTGTGGGCGGCTGAGGAGGGGTCGGGCAAGAGCTTCGCCGTCTCGGGCGAGCTCGCGATCCGGGTCGCCGCGGCAGGGGGCAGCTTCGCCGGGACCTGGCCGGTCATCCAGCGGGGACGGGTCCTGGTGCTGTCCGAGATGCACCCCGACGACGACTACGTCCGCGAGGAGACGATCCTCGACTCCCTCGGCCTCGACCGCCAGGCCCTGGACGGGACGTACTTCCGCCTCGATCTCATGCGGGCGGCCGGCGGCAGGCCGGCCCTGACGGTCCCCGAGTGGCGCGACTGGATCACCGGCTGGCTCACCGAACACGAGGCGATCCTCCTGGTCATCGACACCGCCACGGGCGCCACCCAGGTCGATCCCTGGGGCCATGCGATCCAGGAGGTGTACGCGAACCTCCGGCTGATGCTCAGCCGCTACCCGTACCTCGCCGTGATCCTGATCGTCCACGTCCGCAAGCCCGCCGGCCGGGGCGCGGGCGGGCGGCAGCTGTCCGACGTCCTCGGCGAGTGGGGGCGGTGGTGCGACGTCGTGGTTCTCCAGGAGAACGACGGCAAGAGCCTCGACCGCGCCAAGCTCACGACCCGCAAGCGCGTCCGCCACCAGCGTCGGATCGTGGCGACGAAGGCCGGAGGGCTGCTGCGCGACGCCGTCGACCTCGAGGGCATCGCCAACGCCAAGGTCCCCGAGGCGGACGTGCTGCACGCCGTCGAGACCCACCCGGGTGCGACGTTCGCGGAGCTCGGCGAGGTCCTCAAGGTCTCCAAGGACACCGCCAAGCGGTACGTCGCCAAGCTCGGCGAGCGTGTCCAGGTCGTCCCGATGGGGGCGCGACGTGAGTTGCGCGTGTACCTCGTCGACGAGGTCGATTCCGACCGCAGCACGGCAACGCACCAGACCGATGCGGCGCTGCTGAGCACGGAATCCGAACCGCCGCACCGCGACGCACCGACCAACGGCCGCAGCACGCGCACCCGCACCGCCGCACGCAGCACAGCGCAGCAAACATCGGTTGCGGCGGTCGTTCCAGAGGGTGCGGACCGCAGCATCCGACCTCCCCACCTAAAGGTGGGGGAGGTGCGTCGGTCGGATGCTCCGCCGAGTCCGCACCGGGCATCGACGCATGCGGCGGTTGCGTCGCAAGGCGACACCCCGGCCGGCATCGGCCGCCGCGCCGACGGCTCCATCTGGTGCCAGTTCTTCCGCGACCACCAGACCGAACACGAGAACGTCAGCCGCGATCCGCGCTGCCGGATCTGCTCGCCGGAGGACCCCGCATGACCACGCTCACCGTGACCCAGCCACGGGTCCGTCGGACCGACCAGGTCCCGCCGGTCGGCGTGCACCGGACGCCGCGGCACCTCTACTACTTCAACGGTGCCGGCCCGTGGCCGGGCGTCACGACCGTCACCGACGTCCTCGACAAGCCGGCGCTGACGTTCTGGCATCGCCAACAGGTGGCCTACGCCGCGGTGGAGCACGCGGACCGGCTCGTCGCCGACCGGACGACCGGCAACACCGATGCCGCCGTGGCGTGGCTGCTCGCGGCCCGGACCGAGGGCACCAACGGCCGCGAGCGCGGCACGCGGATCCACACCGCCCTGGAGTCGATCGTCCGGCGCGAGCCGGTTGTCATCGATCCGCGTGACGCGCCTGCTGTCGCCGGCGCCCGGGCGTGGCTCAACGAGCACCACATCCGGCCGCTCGAGGTGGAGGCCTGCCTCGTCAACGAGACGACGGGCTACGGTGGGACGTGCGACCTGATCGCCGACCTCGACGGCGAGGTCTGGCTCCTCGACTGGAAGTCGTCGAAGTCGGTGGCCGACGCGAAGGGAAACGTGTGGGCCGAGATGCGACTCCAGCTGGCCGCGTACGCCCACGCCGAGTTCATCGCGAGGATCGGCGACCCGGAGCGCCACCCGCTGCCGCAGATCGCCCGCCACGGCATCCTCCACGTCACCGACGCGGGGACGAGGCTCTACCCGGCCGACATCACCGAGGCGGACTGGACCGCGTTCCGCGCGTGCCTGTGGCTCCACGGCTGGCGGAGCGGCAAGGCGCCATGACCACGATCCTTGCCATCGACCCGGGCTCCGCCCAGTCCGCCTGGCTGCAGTTCGACGGCAGCCGGCCGACGGCGTTCGCTATCACGGCCAACGACGTCCTCGTCCGGGCGCTGCGGTCGGGCGGGCTGCCCGACGTCGTCGTGATCGAGAAGATCGAGTCCTACGGGATGGCCGTCGGCGCCGAGGTGTTCGACACCGTGCTCTGGGCGGGCCGGTTCGCCGAGGCCGCCCACCGCGTCCCGGTCGTCCTGCTCCCGCGCCGGGCGGTGAAGCTCGCGCTGTGCGGTGACTCGCGGGCCAAGGACGCCAACATCCGCCGGGCACTCATCGACCGCTTCGGCGGCTCGGCGGCGGTCGGCCGCAAGGCGGCGCCGGGGCCGCTGTACGGGATCAGCCGCGACGTCTGGTCCGCCCTCGCGATCGCGGTCACGTACACGATCGGGGGCTCTTCCGAGTGAGCGGACGGGGCGAGCAGGATGAGCATGTCGCGGGTTCCCCCGTCCTCTCTGCGCGTGTCGCGGGAAGAGACCGAGAACCAGCGTTGGTGCTCCCCCTGCTCACCCCGGTCCCCGACGGCACGCCCGTGAGCATCGCGGGCGTGCCCCGAGCCACCTACCCGGCCAATGTCGTCATTCTCGCCCTCGTCGCGGCGCTCTTGGACCTTGAACAGCGCCGGAACCGAGGTAAGGTGCGACCTCCGATGGACCGAGACCGATCCGCATGAATCGCTGCCTGCCGACCTCCCTCGACGGCGTGGCGGGCCTGCGGGCGGCCCGCTGGTTCCGCGAGAGCACGGCAGGCCAGTACGACAACTTCGGCCCGGAGGCCCAGCGCGAGCAGCAGGACCGGGCGATCACCAAGTGCGGGCTCGTCGACACCGGCCTCGAGTGGTCGGTGGCCGCGTCCGGCTGGACCTCGGCCTGGCGGACACCCGCCTGGGAGGCGATGCTCGACGCCGCCCGGGCCGGCGCGTTCGACCTGCTCGTCGTCGGCTACGTCTCCCGCTTCCTGCGCAACCTCAAGCAGACGCTCATCGCGATCGAGGACCACCTCGCGGCGGCGGGCGTCGCCGTCCTCTTCGCCGACGAGCGGCTCCTGACGAGCGATCCGGGCGACTGGGACCAGTTCGTCCGGGAGGCCCACGAGGCCGAGGCGTACAGCCGCAAGCTGTCCAAGCGGGTCCGCGAGGGGTACAGCACCAAGCGCCGCCGGTTCGGCGTCCCGGGCGGCAACCGGGCGCCCTACGGCCTGATCCGGGAGGGCCACCCGTCCGTGCTCCGGGTCGACGAGGACAGGGCCGCCATTGTCGGGCGCGCCTACGCGCTCGCCGCGACCGGGGCGACAGACCGGGAGGTCGCGGCGGCCACGGGCTTGAAGGAGACCCACGTCGGCGAGATCCTGACGAACCCCGTCTACGCCGGACGGCTCCGGACCGGCGAGACCCTGGGCATCGCGCCGCTGATCGACGCAGGGCTCTGGTCGCGGGTCCAGACGGCCCGGGAGCGACGGCGCACGCGGATGCCGGGACGGATCGTGAAGCGCCAGTACGCGCTCCGCCTGCGCTGCCTCGGCTGCCATCGCTTCCTGTACGGGGATGTCGGCCGCTACCGCCATCCATCGCCCACCTGCGAGGCGTTCCGGGCGGCGGTGCCGCTAATCCGGCGGCAGCGGACCGAGGCCCACGACACCCGGATCAAGGGGCACTCGTACCCGCAGGCATGGTACGAGGGAGCGATCGGCGCGCTGCTCGGGCGGATCGGCTCGGTCGACGAGGCGACCCTCGCTGAGGTCGTCCGGCTCCACGCCGCATACCGGCCAGAGGTCGACGAACTCGCCCTGGCGCGGATCGATCGCGAGCGCGAGGCCGCGACTCGGAAGCTCGCCCAGACGCGCGACGTCGCCACCTGGCAGGCGGCGATGGGCCGGCTCGACGCGGCGGAGTCGCTCGCGCGCAAGACGCCCGCCGGCGCCCGCCTCACGCCGCCCGAGATCGTCGCCTACCTGCGCTCGCTGCCCGCCCTGTGGGCCGACTCGGGGCCGGATGCGCGCCAGACGCTCACCACGGCGATCTTCGCCCGGACGGACGTGCTGGGGTTCGAGCGGATGGAGTACGAGCTCACATCGGACGCGATCGCCCTGGGGCTCGATGCCGCGCTGCCGGCGGTCTTCGAGCTGCGAGGCCAGATCGGTGAGTTTGGTCGGGGCGAGAGGGATAGCCCCGCCACCAACGACCTTCCGATCACGATGCGGCTCGCCGAGCCCCCGGAGCCCTTCGACTGGCTC